CGGATCCGGAAGTGGACTGGGACATCTTCGAGGATACGCTTGAAGCTCTGGAAGGCGACATCGAGACGAAGGCCGACGGCTATGCAAAGGTCATCGAACAGCTCGACAGCGAGAAGGCTGCCATCGATTACGAGATCAAGCGGCTGAACGCGCAGAAGCAGGTCCGGCAGAACAGCATCGACCGCATGAAGGCGGCGCTGAAGACTTCCATGGAGATCACCGGCAAGACGAAGTTCAAGACTGACCTGTTCAGCTTCGGCATCCGGAAGTCACCGCCGGCGGTGGTCATCGACCAGGGCGCAGTCGTTCCGGAGCAGTTCCTTGTTCCACAGGATCCTAAGGTGGACAAGACCGCACTCAAGGAAGCGCTCAAGGCCGGCGAAGAGTTCGAAGGCATCCGCCTGGAGCAGGGCACGTCACTCTCGATCAAATGAAAATGGCCGCCAGAGCTAGGGGCTCAAGGCGACCACAAACAACAACAACCAAGGCCAGTATAGCACACTGGCAGAAAGGAAATCTATGGCAAAAGTAATCGGAGTCATGGGCGAATCCGGCAGCGGCAAGACGACCGCAATGCGGAATCTCGACCCGGAAGTCACATTCTATTTGGACTGCGACAAGAAAGGCCTCAACTGGAAAGGGTGGCGCTCGCAGTACAACGGCGAAAAGAAAAACTATCTCTGCTCCGATAAGTTCTCCGTCGTCACTCTGGCGATGAAGAAGATCAATTCCGAAGAGCAGTACAAGCACATCAAATACATCGTGATCGATACCATCAACGGCCTCATGGTCGCCGAGGAGATGCAGATCCTCGCCATGCAGGGCGGAGACAAGCGCAGCGCATGGACCGATCTGGCTTCCAACGGCTGGGCGCTCATCAACCTGGCGCTTGAGCTCCGGGACGATCTGACTGTGATTATCCTGGCACACTCCGAGACCATCAGCGACGACAACGGCATCATCCGTACAAGGATCAAGACCAACGGCCGGAAGCTTGAGAAGCTGGTCCTTGAGTCTAAGATGACCACGGTCGTGTGGGCGGTCCGGCAGGATGGCAAATACAAGTTCATCCTCAGCGCCGATGGATCCACCTGCAAAGTGCCTATGAATGCGTTCGATGTCGACGAAATCGATAACGACATAACACTGGTAATTAAAGCATTGGAGGAGTTCTAATGAGAGTTTTAAAAGATTTGACGGGGCAGCGATTTGGAAAGCTGACCGCTGTCGAACCTGATGGCTATTGTGGCAAACGCATTCGCTGGAAATGTGTTTGTGATTGCGGAAACACCACAAGTGTCGGAAGCGGCAAACTCATAAGTGGGCACACCAAAAGTTGTGGGTGCTTAGTTACCGAAAAAAGAGCCGAAATGAATAGAAAAATGGCTACGCACAACTCCACAAACACGCGGTTGTATCGCATCTATTACGCGATGAGGACAAGATGCTACAACCCGAATAAAAAGGGGTTCCAAAGGTATGGCGGACGTGGGATTAGCATCTGCGATGAGTGGCTGAAGAGTTTTACTGCATTTCAGACATGGGCATTGAACAATGGCTACTCAGAGACTTTATCGATAGACAGGATAAACAACGATGGAAATTATGAGCCGTCTAATTGTAGATGGGCAACGGCAAAAATGCAGGCCAGTAACAGGGGATAAGGAGGACAATTAAATGGCATTACCGAAATACGACAAATCCAAACGCAGACAGAACTTCGTTCAACTCCCGAAAGGCGCATACGTCATCAGGATCCTCGACGCAAAGGAAGAGCCGAACCGCAGCGGCAGAGGCAGCCATCTGGTTATCTCATTCGACATCAACGAAGGCGAGTACAAGGACATCTTCCTCAACCAGTACAGAGCGAACACAAACGAAGATCGGAAGTGGCCATCGGACGGAACCTACTTCCTCACGATCCCGGACGATGACACCCCGGCATTCATCTGGACGAACTACAATTCTTTCTTCTCCGATCTGGAAGACAGCAACAACGGCTTTGTCTTCGGCGGTGATCCGGCGCAGCTCAAGGGCAAGCTGATCGGCGGGAAGTTCGCCAACATCCAGAGCGAATACAACGGCACGGTCTACGACCACATCCGCCTGCGCTGGACGTGCGTGGCTGAGGATGTCCGCTCCGGCAATCCCGGAAAGATGCCGAACGACAAACTCATCCAGGCAACCGCTGCCAGACCGGCGATCCCGACGGACGACTTCGTCAGCGTGCCGGAAGGCCTTGACGACGAGCTTCCCTTTGCATGATGGATCCGTTCGAGGTCAAGGAAGTGCTCGGCACCTTCGAGATCATCGTTGACAACCGCGAGCAGAGGACGGCCAAGGCCGAAGAGCGCTATGCGTCGTTCTCCGCTCCGTGGAGCAGGGCAACGCTCTCTTATGGGGACTACGCCTACAACTGCACACTGCCGGATGGGCATCGGCTTCTGGATCCAGAACAGACGCTCGCTCCGGCGGTCGTGATAGAGAGGAAGATGAGCCTCGACGAGCTGGCCGCCTGTCTCGGAAGAGAACGGCAGCGGTTCGAGAGAGAATTCCAGAGGGCAGCGGACCACAACGCGAAGGTCTATTTGCTGATCGAGAACGCGACATGGGAAGGGATCCTCAACCACCGGTACCGCTCGAAGCTGCATCCGAATGCATTTTTTAGTTCGCTGACGGCGTGGATGATCCGGTACAACATGACGGTCGTGTTCTGCAAGGAGGGCACTTCGGGAAAGCTGATAAAGGAGATCCTGTACAGGGATTTGAAAGAGAGGTTAGAAAATGGAGCGATTAGATGATCCGGCCGTTGAGGTCGATGAAATACTTTTCAGAGTATCGAAAAACTTTGAACCGGAACTATTCCGCGAAGCATGGGATGCAGTTTTCCACTATGCATTCACGGGAGAGACTCCGGAAGGATTATCACCGTAAGCGGACATGTTCCTCGGATGGGCAAAGGATCACGTCCGGCCGTACATCGAGGAGTAAAGAGGAAACAGATGGCCAAACCAAGCAAAGGGTGGATAAAGCTAAGCCGGGATATTACTGATCACTGGCTCTGGCAAGAAAAGCCGTTCGACAAAAAGAGCGCATGGATCGACTTGATCCTTATGGCGAACCATAAAGACAAGACCATTTTCTTCAGCGGCGCTCCTTTGCTAATTAAGCGTGGTCAGCTGGTCACCAGTGAAAAGAAACTGTCTGAACGATGGGGCTGGTCAAGAAACAAAACACGGGCTTTCTTGGGCCAACTGAAGGTACAGGGGATGATACTAGCTGAAGGTACAGCTAAAGGTACAACCTTAACCCTTGTAAACTATGACAATTTCCAAGGTCGGGGGCCAGCTGAAGGTACAGCCAAAGGTACAGCTGAAGGTACAGCTGATGGTACACAAACAAGAATGTATAAGAATGATAAGAATGGTAAGAACCGCGCGCGCGTACAGATAGAACAGCACGACTACAACTTCGACGAGATCGATCGACAGCTCGCGATTCTCCAGACGAAAGAGGCAGAGGACTATGAACAAAGAAACATGGGTTAACCTTCCGGATCTGCTGGCTGAAATTGCAAAGAAGGAAGTCAAGAGCCAGGTAAGTGATGAGAAGCTCCTGCTTGAGCGAGATGTCTTCAGCGCGATCAACTGCTGCAGGAAGCTGGAGGTGGGGAGATGATCAGGATTGATATTGACCAGAGGATACTGGACAGGGAAGACAGCTGTGATCAGCTCCGGCGGAAGATATACGACGCACGGATCGAGCAGGCCCGGTTGGAAGGACACGCAGCCATGAGGGCGGAAGTAGCACAGGCGGAATATCTGCGAGGGTACAACCAGTGCATGGCGGACCTGATGCAGATCATCGGAGACTTTGCAAAGGGGAATAGATCATGAGCATCGCAATCGAGAGACAGGTCATCGTAACATGGCACGACCCGGAGAAGGCGCTGCCGGAAGAAGGCATGGACGTAGTGGTCACGATCTCCGGCAAGCGGCGGAGCAAACGGTTTGAATACGTCGAGTATGATCACGCTTTCGCTGTCGCTCAGTATTGGGAAGGTGACGGCTGGGTT